CTGCGAAATCATCTAATTCCAACGATGTGTTCGTATTGATACGAACCCCAAAACTACCTGACTGGCTGTATGTTGCGTCTTCCACCTGTCCTATAAATGCCCAGCCTTCGCCCCGATTCTCGTAAGCAGCTATTGTGTCACCTCGGATACGCGCTCCAATCTGCATTCCATCTTCCAGATCGTCAATTGCTACGGTGTCAAGCTCAGTGCCAACACCGTCATCCAACCGACCAAACGCAACATGATGATTGCCGGTGCTATCCAGAACAAACGCAACCTGATACGCATCAAAAGTAGCAATTTCCGCTGTGTCCTTTGCACGCAGTAAAAAAGCGGCAAGTGGCGTTGGTGCGCCACCCTCCGGCCCAACTATAGATAACGTTGCCGTGAGATCATAATCAGCCTTCGTGGGTGGTGTATTCCAAACACCCAGGTTTGACGTACTTCCCACAGCAACCAATCGGTTATCAACGACATCGCCCTGGCCGAATACCCACGTCCAGTTATCGTTCGCAGGGCTTTCGTTGGGCCGGTTGAAGTCGTCTAAAATGACCGCACCCTCGCCGAACGCCCCCGCCCCGCCGCCGTGCATCAGCAGGGCGAGTTTGTGTGCGTTTGTACTCACCGCCCGCCCTCACGGGTGGCCTGCACCCCCAGCAACCGGCGCTTCAGGATGTCCCGCAACACATCCACCGTCTGCGGGTTATCCAGCGCGTCAATGTCGGCTTGCAGCGCCGCCGCTTCTGCGGCCTCGGCTTGCTCTGCCGGGGTCAACTGTGTGCCATCATGCGCCGCAATCACAGCATTGGCAGCAACCATGTCCCTGTCATCCACTTCCACCCAGCCATGCCCCAGATCGCCACGCCCGCCGTAGCCAATGCGCTCAATGGTGATGCTGGCGGTTGTCAGTTCACCGCGCAGGATGCTCTGCTGAGTTCGGGATTGAAAGTTAATACGTGTCGTCATGTCGCCTCCTAAGCGCTCACCAGGTCAGGGTTGAGGTTTTCGTAATAGCCAAAAATACTGAAGATAAAATCTTCGTCGTTGGCATCGCCAAAGGCGGCCCCAGCCTGGCTGCTATCTAATTCTAAAACGAATTCGGCATACCAGATGTCATTCGCCCCTAACGCATCGAACAATACAGATGTCACTGAATTTACGAACCATGATGCCAGCGATGTTGCTGATGCGGTTCGCACACCCAGCATGGCAATCACCCAACGCGCGGTTGTCGGCAGTAAACCGCTGCAATCAACCGTTGTTGCCGCGCCAGAGCCATTGCCTAAATTGGCTTGATCGAGTATCCGATAAGGTGCAACATTAGTGATTTCGGTGAACCGTACTTCACGCTTACACCCGCTCCCCGGCACCGTCTTTTGTTTAATCAGGTCGCTGGTTGCATCCGTCACCACCGCGCCAATGTAGCGTTTGAAGTCGTCATACCCCGTTGGTAGCGTCGGTGCAGTGAAGCTCAACGAAGCCACGAAGCCAGTCCCGGTATCGCCTTTGCACATCCACACTGCATACTTGGTGTTGGATGCAATCGTACCGGTATCCAGCGCGTTAATGCCGGTGGTGGTCATATCAACCGAGCCGCCGCCGTTGGCGCTGACCATGAGATTGGCATGAGTATCGTCCAGCGCCTGACCCTCAGCAATCGTGATCGCTTCGTCGCCGGTGACATTCACTTCCAGACCGATAATATGCCCGCGTGGTGTTGACCCGCCGCCACCCAACGCCAGAATGGTGGCAATCGTGGCCTCTTTGGGCGTGTTGCTGTCGTCGACATCCTTGAACGCCAGTGTATCGGTTCCGACAGGCGTACCGCTGGCAAGGCTGTCAATGTCTAGGTTTAATTGCCGCCAGACCGCCGCCGCGTCGGTGACATCCACCGCCATATAAACGTTATCAGCAGTGACATCAACCCACAACGAACCAATACTGTAATTTTCATCAGTATCATTGTCAACTGTAGGTGCGGCTGTAGCCACAAGATTATGCTTTAGCGATGTGATAACCCCGGTGCTGTTGGTGACGATCATCGCGCCGGTTTGCAACGTAGACAGCGCCTGTTCTGCGCTCAAGCTGCCATTTGCCGTTTGTGTAATGTAGGTCGCATCGGTGGGCGCGCCACTGCCCCCACTGCCCCCAGCCCCCAGGTCATACCAGTTCGTGCCGTTGTAGAACAGCGCCAGCATCTTAGCATCGGTCAGACTGAAATCCGCAGCACCGTTCAAGCTGATATTGCCCGTGCCGTGCTTGACGGTGATCGTATGACCCGACGCAGCTTGCAGGATGATGATAGGCCGGTATGTGCCGAGTGTCAGCGAGCCAGCGAGCGAAATCGTATCCAGGTCATCAGTGGTGCTGGTTTCGGCGCTCACCACCGTAAATGCCTGCGTGATGGTCATTACGCCGCTGGCAATGGATTGTGCATCGGCAGTGGCAACGGCGAAAATGCCGCTTGAAATTTCAGCGCTCATAGTATCCTCAGTGTTCCATTGACGGTCAGCGATCCGGTGACTTCTAGCGGCCCATCCCACAACCCGCGCCGTCCGGCGGCGATTGTTTCATCACTCGCAATGACGGCGGGTGAAGTTGGCAGATTGGTTCCGCCGCTACCATCATCCAATGCCCCAAACAGAATTCGCAAATCCCAATGGAAATAAGCATCGGTGATGTCGGTTAACCCGACAACTAATTCGACACCTACCACCGGCACGGAACCCACAGAAGCCGCCGCCTGAATTTCGGCAAGGTGATCGACTGAGAATGGGTCAAGTACATCAATGGCGGTGCTGAGTTTGGTTTCCAGCGTCGCATCGGTTTTGATGTACACCCCGGCGATTTGCTTCTCACCCGTAGACAGGTTGCCAATGGCGGTGGTGAGTGTGGTGGTTTGCGCCCCGGCGAAATACAAACCATTCGGTAGCCAGCCGGGGCTAACGGCAATCTCTGCCGTGCTAATCGGAACGGGCTTAAACTCGGTGATAATGCCCTTCGGAACCCACTTGAGTTCGTTGTTTTCCTGCGTGGCTTGGGGTGATGATCCCCGCGCTGATTCGCGTTCAGCATCCACAGCGATAATCATATCCTGCTGATTGCGCCAGCCAATCAGGACAAACACGCCGGGAGTCTGTACGCCAGTAGCGTTCAAGACTTCCGTTGCAGGCAGGAATTCATTCTCGGACTTCTGGTATTCCACCCGCGCATAACCCGGTCTGCCAGTGACATAGGTTCCGCCGCCATCGTCCGCCAGCCGTGCGGTCTGATAGCGCAAACCGAGACGATATTGTATTCTGGCTTTTGCCCGTTGGTGTTGAGCTTCGGTCATGGCTTATCCGTAAGGGTCTATGAATTGAATCGGGTTCGTACTGGCATCACCGGGGAAGGCTTTGGTCACAATCGAAACCCCCAGGTCAGGACTGTAGGCCGGATTGCCATCGGTGATATACAGCTTGGTCAGGGTTGCGTCGCCTTTGCGGAAAATGACGGCCTGAGCATCATCGTCAAGAATATCGAACGCCCAGGTTGACCCGGCATCCTCAGAGATGCACAGCTTAGGCGTTGCACCAAACAGCAGTACCGCCGCAATCAGACTGCCGGATTTCCAGTGCATCGCCAGACAGCGCGGGCCAGTCGCCAACCCGTAATCTGTGCCATCGTGGGGCGTGATGTCGGTGAACACCGTACCGGTGCTGGTGACTTTCCACAGCGCTTCATCCCCCGCCGTCAACGTGTCACTGGCGACCAGATACTGCGGTGTGGCGGTGGTGTTGCTGGTCACACTGGAGCCGAATTGATAGCGCGGGATCAGAATCGCGTTGGGCTGACCGCCAGTGGGCATTGGGTCGCCGTAGTCTGAAACAGTTAAGGTGCTGTCCGTTTCCGCTACCTGACCGTCATATCCCGCCAGAAGCAGGTCGCCAATCGGCAGCGCATCCACCCCGCCGAACGCGCCCGGTGTATCGCCGAGCGTTTCAGGGGTGGCCCAGGTTGCACCGAAATCGTCGCTAAAGGTGACTTGTGCCGTGTCCCCAGACCCGCCAGGGAAGGCTTGGGTGGCCTTCTCAACGATAATACGCACATTGCCGATTGCCGAGCCTGTTTGCTGCCCGTCAAAAACAAAGCGAATCAGCGGCGGGCTGGCTGTCCTTATATGCGTTTGGTTGTGATCAAAAAGGCGCGTAAATGGACTAAAGAGGGTCTCAAACTCAGTCTCATCGGTGGTAAGACAAGCGATGCGTTGGTGATTGCCTGCTGCGATATTCCCGCCATTCGCCCAGATCGCCGAAAAACTTGGATCGCCAATCTTGACTGCATGAGCTGCACTGGCAGTCACATCGACATCCACAAGTACGCCTACCCCACCCGGATAAGCATCAATCGGTTCGGTAAACTGACCGCCTTCCTCAGTCGGTAGATTGTCGTCGATGAAGCTAAACGAGTACGGCTTGCTTAACCAATAATCCTCATTGACATCCTCTGCCTGACCCCCGGCCTCTGCGCCATACAGCCAGACTTCGCCCTGCGTACTGGTCGGGCGAATACTGCTGAACACACCGCCAATCTCAGCGCTTTCAACATAAGCCGCCGCTGGTGCGAAGCCGTCGGCGAAATAGTAGATGTAACTCACGCTGCCATCGCTGGTCAGGACATAGACCTCTTTACCGAAACCAATCTTGACATCGCGCACCGTATGCCCATCGCGCAGCGTCGGGGTAATCTCAACTGGCGTATGGCCCACACTCAGATAATCCAGTGTGTACCACACCCCAATATCATTGTGATAGACCACCGCGTTACCATCTGCGGGGATACCGTCAATCATGCCGGGATTGGGTACAGGGTAAATCGGCTCATTGTAAAACGGTGGCGGATCACCCGGATACAGGATGCCGGGGTCAAAGCCTATGTCGGGAATGCCGATGATGGGCGGTATGGCGGGGATCGGATTACTGATACTCCCCTGCGGCGGCGGCGGTATCGTCTCGCCTTCGCTCCCCCTGGTTTCGCGCACAAACACCGCCTCTACCGTCCCGGCAGGCAGCGCATTGTCCTGGCGCACGGTCACACTGCGCAACCACCAGCGAATAGCGGTGGTGTAGCTGATCCCGCGCAGGTTGGTATCAGTCGCCGTGAGTGTCCAGGTATACCATTGCGCCCGTGATGGATTCAGGAAGCGCCAACCGTCAGGCATGATGACGGTCATGATGTCCTGCGGGTTCTCTTCAGCAAAGAAGTTGCCGGTTCGTGCGTTCAACTCAGCTTCAGCCACTGCCTTAGCAGAATTAATTAGCAGTACCTGCCCGACCAGCGGCTTATCGTCCGGCCCTGGCCCTCGTGCGGTTCCCGGTGCATGAGACGTGTAGCTGGCGACCTTATTGTTATTGGTGTTGAATGTGCCGCCGTTGGCCTTCACCAATCCGACAACCTGAACATGATTGCGCTCAATGCTGCTAATCTCTATCATGTCCTGATTGGTCAACGCCGCTACTGTCACCAGCGCATCACGTCCAGCGGTGCTGAGTTGTGTCCCCCGGCGATTGATCTGCGCCCGACCATCCGGTGCGAATTCCATTGACGCGCCGATGCTGTCTGCCAACTGGTTACATTCCGCCAGCATATCCGCGCCATTGGTTCCCCAACGCGACAAGCGGTAATTGTCGGTGGTGTCACTGAAGGCCAGCGAATGTGTTTCCAGGAAAGTGCTATGACGCTGCAAGACATGGGCAATCACGCGCCAATAGGTGGCCTTGTCAATTTCATCCCATATCGTCGGACTGGTGTCATCTTTGAGCGTTAGCGATGGCCCTTTGACACGGCCTAATTGTGCCGCCGCGCCTTCAATCTCAAAGCGTGTTTCCAGTAACGGCCCGCTGCTCTCATCAGGCCGCATGGTGTCCGTTTCGGTGCGTAAGCGCCCCACCAGACGGGTCTCGGTAACAATCGAGGCCGCCGCCCCACTGACATACACCCGGTCAAAGATCAGGCATAGGGTGTTATCGTACACCGCATCAATGCCCGCGAAAGCCGCAACGGTAGCGCTGCAGCCATCCTCAACATCACCCGTGATCTCCGCGCCATCGACCCCCAGCGACACGACGCTGCTAAAGTTGCTTGGGACTGCGAACACGTACACCCGCCGCGTCCAACTGCGTGTGCCATCGGTGACGACCAGCGTAACGATGTAGTTACCGGGATCGGCCTCAATGGTGATATTCTGGTCGGTGTCCGTGCCGGTGGTGATGGTGATGCCGGTGGGGACTGTCCACTGCCAACCGGTAATGCTTGCACCATCGGTTCCGGCAATGGCAGTTGGGGCGAGGTCAATTTCCAGCACGTCGCTGCTATCGACAACCCCGCCGTAAGCTGTGGGCAGGTTGCCGATGATGGGCGGTAGCTGCTCAAAGGTATCGTCCCAATCTTTAAGTTGGGGGTTGCCCCGCGCCAGTCTGTCCAGTACCGGGTAATCTTCGATCACGAACAAATAATATGTGTCCGCAAGATCAGCAGAGGTCTCATTGATAGGCAGCGTTGAACCTGACACCGCCGCCCGCACTCGCCCATCGAAACCCTGGTCATTTTGCCGCGCCCGCCGAATCGCATCCTGGACATCATCATTTGGGCCGATGATGACCCGCATTCCGATTTCAACATCGCCCGAATCGCCGCTGATGGCACTGCCAAAGATCACACTGGCGTAACTGTTGCCAGTGGGGGTAGAGGTCAACTGCGCCTTGAACACAATCGGGTTAGGCCACAAGCATAGGAATTGTTCGGCGGCGTAGCTGTTGGCTCGCAGTGCTGTGTAAGTTGCTGACTCTAGAGCGGTGTTCCAGGCCATGTGTCCTCAGAATGGGAAAACAAAAACGCCCCGCAGGGCGTGATAGGTTTTGATAGGTTTGGGGTTACGGCTTATTGATGATGTGTGGTTCTGCTGTGAAGGCACGTTCAACCTTCACAGTATTGGCGTTGAGGGACAATCGCTCATCACTACGAGCCATCGCCTGTAATCCCCGCCATGCGACTGCTGCATTTATTTCAACGTGTACATGGTAGCAGCAGTGAACCGCCATAGATGAATACCCTACGACAAGCCTGATACCGCTAAATGTCGGAAACGGCTTGATTGCTTCACGAAGCCAATCCGGTATGGGTTCATCGTTCATTGCGCTCATCCCTAGCAAACATCCATCGTGGTCTATCCCGTCGGCTGCGATACAAGTCCCACCGCAGTCTACTTTCACGCATTTGCTGAAACATTTCTGCGTGGCGTTCTCGCCGACGTTGCTCAAAATATTGCTCGGCGTGTTGAGCGAGTTTCGCTCGTGTCTCCGGCGAGTTCAGCCATTCACTGATTTCGTCCAGCTTCTGCTGCGCTTCGGGTGTGAGTGTGACTTTAATTCTAATGGTCATCGTTCCCGCTTCCACAGCACAGGCAGCCTCCACCAATTACGCCGCTCCCATTCGCGTGGGTCGAGCAGCAGCAGCAGCGTGTTGAATGTCTTGCGGTCTGTAATCGTAAACGTCCATGTTACCGCTGGTATTGACCCGCCAAAGACAATCGGTTCGCTATCCTGTGGCACATCCGGCGGAACGGGGAATACTGCATTGGTTAACTCAAAGCGATTGCCGTCTTTGTCTGCAAAGTAGGCATCCTTAAGCGTAAAGCTCTTACCGTTGATAGTCATCTTCGGTTTACGATCTGTGCTATCATCGTGCATGGTGGGTAGCTCCTTACCTACAGCCGCCGGATGGTAACGCATCGTGGGCGGCGTTTGTCGATAGGGATTATTATACCACATCGCCCCTGAAATTTACGTTTCTAACATCAATCCTGCTGTATACTGCATTTATGCAAAACGATTGGTCACTCTCATTCGCCCCAGCTGCCTTGTATTGGCTAACCGGACAGAACCCGTACACAACGCCGCTGCCCTTCGCATCACCGCCCTGGTCGCTGTTCGTGCTATCGCCCCTGGTCTGGATACCGGCGGAATTCGCCATGCTCTTGCCCGCCCTGGCGCTGCTGTACTGCGCCTATCGTGTCCGCAAGCCCTGGCTGATTCCCATTGTCGGGTTGTCGTTTCCGTTCATCGCTGCCACTGCCTACGCCAACATTGATTGGATGGTCATGGTCGGGGTGGTTGCCGGGGGACGTATTGGCATGATCCTCAATACCGTCAAGCCACAGGCCGGGGCCTTTGCCAACGTCGCCTTGCTTTCGCAGGAACCCACCTGGCGCGGGCGCTTCACCTTGCTCATGCCACTGCTCATCTTAGCGCTGGTGACGATCCCGCTGTATGGCGCTTGGCTGGGCGGCATGACCACGATCAGCACCGATACCGGAACCGTGCGCAATTTCAGCCTGTTTCCGTACAGCATCCCCCTTGGGGTGATCGGCCTCTATCTGGCCTGGACACGTCAATCGGTGTTGTGGGGTGTGATCGCTTCGTTGTGCCTCGCACCCTACTTCTACATCCACAGCTTTATGCCGCTGCTGTTTCTGATCGCCCACCGTGATTGGCGGGCTGGGATTGCGGTCAACGCCGCCTTCTGGGGTATCCTGCTGCTGATTGTGTCTGGCGCGGTGTCGATCAGTCTATAGCGCCACCATGCGGGTGAAGCTGACAATATAGTTTTCGTAGATCGGATAGATCAAGCTATTCTCCGATGGATCAGTCAAGTTCATAACCGCATTAAAGTTAGCATAGACTTCTTTGTTATCCGTTTGCGTTCGAATAGTCACAAAGCCGGAATAGCCATTACTGCAATAGGTTTCCATCAGATAGCGTACCTGCGCTTGCGTGATGGTGGCAAACTCCCACCGCGTAGACGGCAACCCCTGATGGAACATCAGGCCGTTCCCGCGTACTACCCTGTTGGGACTCAGCCGGTACTTACCCAAGCCATCGGGCGCATCAAACGGTTCATCACCGGACGGCGTGATAGATTCAATATTGACCAATCCGGCGGCGTTGTTGTGTCCGACGGCAATCCGATAATCATTGAAGGCCATAGTTAATTTATCAATTCCATAACGAGTTTACGCACTTCATTCGCCAGTGATGTACTGATGGCATTCACCTGCGCGGCATTACCACCTGTTTGGAAGGAATTGTTAATCGGGATGTTGAAGCTGTTACTTGTGCCTCCGCCACTCGCACCGCTGACTAATTGGAATAACCGCGCCTGATTGTTCAGCCACGCGATTTCGTTCAGCATAATCTGTTGGCGGATAGCGGATGACTGCCCTGCGAGGCGTAGTTCCTCACTGTAGGCTTGCGACAACAGCGCCAGCTTCTGGTTTTCGGCTTGCGACACCAGGGTCAGTTCTTTGGTGTAACTGTCCAACAGCACCCGCTCCTGGCGCTGGCGGGCAAGGCGCAAGTCAGACAATTCGCGTTGATGCGCCCGTTGTGCATCCTCGATCTCTTGCGCGAAACGAATACGCCGGGTTTCCGCCTCGAATTCCAACTGCTGGTTGGTTAACTCTTGCTGCTGGCGGAAGGCGATTTCGCGCTCGCGCTGTTCCACATTAAAGTCGTCAACCGCGCGATCCAATGAGCGATCCCGCTCTCGCTCTAGTTTTTCCAACCCGGCAAAATCACGATTGCGGATCAGGTCAAGCTGGTCGTTGGCTGCATCTTCGATAATGCGCTGTTGTTCTCGCTCCAGTTCGCGCGATTGTTTGAGCGTTTCATTGCCGAAGTCAATCTGCTCTTGCAGGCGGTCGAAACGGGCTTCGCGTTCAGCCTGGGCAATATCCCGACTGACATCGCGCCCAATGTCTGCCTGTTTACGCTGCAAATCCGTAACCGCATCCTCAACATCGGCGGTGTACTTGCGGGTCAGGTCAACGATCTTATCGGCGTAATCTTCTTCGATTTTCAGGCGTTTGTTAGCGGTATCCTCAGCCAAATCCTTGAGCGCCAGATTGAAGCCGCGTGTCGCGTCGGCGACTTCTTCTTGCGAACGTTTCTGATCTTCTAAGGCCACCCGTTCGGCATCACGAGCGGCAACTTCTTCACGAATACCGCCACTGAGGATATTAATCTCGCGGTTCAGATTGACATATTCCTGATGAAGTTCCTGCGTCAGTTCAACGCTCAGGCTTTCATCCTCAAGAAAATCTGCCAACACCTCACGTTCCAACTTCAACGAGTCAATACGTTTGTCCAGCGCTTCGAGGTTATCCGCCCCGGCAAAGTCCTGGCGTAAATTGAGTCGCTGACGATTGGCTGCGTCAATTTCTTGTTGACGGGCTTCCGCCAGTTCAAGCGCAGCTTGAGCTGCGCTGCGCATCTGCACTTTATCGTCGTTGAGTGCGCGTTCAAGGTTTCCAGCTTCAATGTTAGCCTGGGTAAACTCTTTATTAGCTTCATCGAAGGCGGCTCGCGCCGCCGCCAGTTCTTGCGCACCCAGACCCGTTGCAACCCCGGCTTCCGCCGCCGCCTTTGCTAATTCACCTTGCGCGTTGATCGCTTCGTTGAGACCTTGAAGTACCTGCGCCTGGAAGTCCAGGTTTTGACGGGCGGTATTCCGGCGGATTTCATTAAGCGCTTGTTGTTCCTGGATGCTTTCAACCGTTGCGGTGTTGATGAGCTTAAAGTAATCCCGCGCACCACCCAACGCCAAATCAGCCTGTTCTCTGGCGCGTTGTGCTTCCTGTCGAACCGCTACAATCAATGCGGCAATGGCAATGCCCGCGATACCAATAGCCCCGGCTGCGACTTTGGCGCGTGTACCCAGACCGCCGATTGCATCTTCGGCAGCCCCAATCCCCTCAACGGCACGGGCTATTTGCTCAGTGCTAAATCCGCCGATGGGAACAGCAGGCAGGTTAACACGTGCGGAACGTCCCAAGCCCCGCAAGCGGCTTCTGCCACCTTGCGCCGCCGCTGGGTCACTTAGTCCAAACGACCCAAAGTCAGGGTCTGGCAGACTGGCAACCAAGCGCTCTGTTTCCTCGCGTGAACGCTTAGCGCTCTCTGCTAGACGGTCAAACTCTTTGACCACGCCCGCGACTTCCTTGCGGTTGGCCCCGACCTTGATCAATTCGGCTTGCAAGTTGGCAACCGCTACCCGGCTGCTCTTGCCTTGCTTAACAAGATCAGCAGCATCACGGGCCACCTGACGCAATGACTGTGACCGTTGCAGCTTATTCAGTTCTTTGTTGATCTCGTCCAGTAACTGTTTGGTTTGCTGGCCGGATTGGATGTCAGGGACAACCCCGACAATCGCGCGTACTCTTCGGTCTGCCATTACTTCATGTTGTCCGGTCTTTTAGGGTAATCCACAAAGAACTGAATGTTATGCTGGTGGTTGCCAAAGTCGGTCATCCAATCCTCATCAGCGGCGAATAGCGACTGCTCGTGCAGCGGCAAGCGCGGGTTGGTGATGTATACGCCGCTGAGTTTGAGAATAGAGTGTGCATGATCCAACCATGTGTAATGATAGCGTTTCGGCGGCGGGGCCTGCTTTGTGACCAGATAGTCAATGTTCTCGGCTTCCCGGCGGGCCTCGGCAACAGCCTTACAATGTGTACGATACGCTTCGAGCGCGTATTCCCGCCGCCTTACACTTCCGGGTCAACAGCATCCTCTTGCAGCGCTTCATCCGCCGCGCCCACGTCATCGCGGGTCTGGGTGTAGGCTTCCCACCATGCGCTGCGCACATCAGCCGTGATCAGCATGTTAAACTGCTCCCGATTTCCTATTGGACTGCCATTGCGCAGTTGCCAGTAGGCTTCCAGTGCCTTCAATTCGGTGGGGCTGTTCTTCTTCAGTTTGAAGTCCACCCACACAGTCAGCGCATCGCAGTAGGCGAATTGGATGTCACCGCCATCCAGGATCAGATTACCGTCCGCATCCGCTTCGATGCCATTGGCTTTGGCAATGGCGGAAACATACACCCCCACTTGCAGCGAACGGAACGGAAACATGTAGAACGTTACCGCGCCTTTGTAAGCACTATGAGGTATCGCTAGGTTCTTGATTGTCTCGTTGATCATCATCAACTTTCGTTACCTTTTTGGACTTAGGCGTAATCAGGCTGGTAATCTCGTTGTCAACATCCACAGTGGGCGTAACATCAATCACCACGAACTGACCGCCGCCGATATTGCGCGTGGTGGCAGGCCGAGTATACGGCCTGCCAGAGATGGAGAGGGACGGCCATGTAACACCGTCCTGAGTACGTGTGCCAATGCGTGGGTCGCTCATGCCGGGATTGGCTCAAAATCGGTGTAGTAAGCCAGATTCCAGATGTCATCCTCGGTCTGGGCGGTGTGGGTGGTCGCGCCAGTCGTGACGCTCAGGGCCGCGATTTGCGCGTTACCGTCCACACCATCAATAGCGATCATGTTGGTGGAACCATCCACGACACTGGAGGTTGGCAGATAACCGGTAACGAATGAAGTCGCCGCACCATCGTCTACATAGGTGGTCAGACCAAGCGGTTTAGGCGCACGGACACAGACAAAGAGGTCGCTGTTGTCCACCACCGCCAGCGCGGTTTCAGCAAAGGTGAAGCCGAAGCCGGTGTTGGGGGACTGTGTTGGAGCGCAACTGTAGGTCTGGGCGTTGGGGTTGTCGCCGTCGCCGTCATTACCGCCGGGGATCGCGTCGCCAAAGGTAACGTTGGGGTAGAAGTAATTCAGGTATTCGTCCGTTCCCTCATCATTCTGAAAACCCATCGTAAAGATCGCCACGAACTGCGGTTTGACCACTTTATTGACGTTGGATGCGATGATAGTGTTGCCGCTGGCGGTTGTACTGTCCACCACACCGCCGCTGATGTAGGCGAAAAACAATTCGTCTAAATCTGACAGAACAATGTTGAATGGAGCGATAGAAGCCAGCCCAAGCTGCTTCGTGCCGAGAATTTTCTGTCCAGCTTTACGGGTGGCAAATGACCGGGTAATCGCCGGGGCCTCCACCGATATATAGCCTTTGACTTTGTAAGCGTGGGATGTTACGCCACTGGCTACCGCATCGGGGGCAGACTCTGACCCCATCGGCAAGCCGTCGCTGTTGCGAAATGCGATTTGCATGAAGTATGAACCCGCGATCATGCCTTTGTTTGGGGCCATAGTGAAATCTCCTAATGTCTCGTGGTAACTTGTGATGTGAAAACTGCGCCGCGATAAACCGCACCCTCGCGCACAATGCGCGGGATACCGTCATCAGCGGGCAACGTTGACGAAACGACCAGCCCCGTGCCGCTGAGTTCCAGGCGGGGGCGGTCAAGAAAGAACAGAGGTACAGAGAGAAGATACGACTCCACCGCACGAAGCGCTGAGGTGTCCGGGTTAGCAATATCCTCTTCGGTACGGGCTACGTGCAGGAGATGACGGTATTCGCGCGTCATCAGGAAGTGCGCCCTGCCCTGCCGGACAGTTTCAATCACCGGCCCAACCCGCACCACTACCGCTGGCATCTCTGCAACCTCAAACGGATGGTTGTCTTCCGGGTAGTCTGCGAAAGCGTTATCGCTATCCAGGAGCAACTTCCACAGCGCAATGTAGCGATCCAGGACATTCGTGGGGGTTTGTGTCATCGGGGAGTCACCGCAAACTGCGTATTCAGGTGAGTGGCAATCGCCGTAAATTCATCGAGATAGATGTCTGCTGATTCGTTTACCAATTGGATCGCCAGTGTTTCAAGGTCATCATTGACATTGATCCAGCCGGTATCCTCATGGAACGATTGAATGTCGTCACCCAGCACGTAGGTCGCATAGTAGTCACCACGCTCGTTGCGGGCGCTGTTCTCAATGAACATATTCAATCCCGGCTTGAGCGGTGTACTGTACGTTACCCACGACTCTAGCAGCTTGCCGGTACGTCCGGTGTATAACCCCTTACGAATGAGCATCATGACATAACGCAATTGCTTGGGCGTAGCTTTGTGCTTGAACGTGCCTTTAGGCGGGCCGGGGTAACTGCCCAATTTCGCCCGCGCCAGCTTCTGATAGCGCGGCATCAGATCACGATTGATGCGATTGTTAGCGCGGTCAGACGCTTGCAGCATAGAATTGGGACTGAAATCAAACAGCGCCCCGGTGATGGTAACTTTAACTGAGAACATCATCGGCCTCGTAGTCCAGGCCGGTGTCCAGAGTGCCGAGTTGTAACAGCGATCCAGCGCCCCCGGATACCCCGGTGATATTTTCCCAATATGCCAGTAGATCGACCAGATGCTGGTGACGCTGATCCAGCGATTCACTGTTCAATTCCAGGCTTTTGTCGACAAATCCAGCCGTCATACCAACGCGCAAGCGCAGCACATAGACAATGGTTAGGTCAAAGTCTTCATTCGCAGCGGTGTAGCGAGATTGAAGTTGGGGGTCGGTCAGGTAGTCTTTTTCGGTTGACCCTACAATCCCGCCAGCCGTTTGCCTGAGTAGGATTAATTCGTCTGCGCTCAGTGCCATCTGCCTACCCCTGCATCACATCAAAGCCAATCCAGAGCGTGTCCGCATTGGCATAGTCCGGCGTTCCGGTTGCGACCAGATAGGCCCACAACTTGCCGTTGCCGTTGAACACCAGCGGGCGGCCCAAGACATCGGCATGGGTCAGATCGAGATGCACATAGTCAAACGCATTCAGCGTGATATAGTCCGCTGCTGCAATCGGAATGACCGCGATCAGCTTACGCAGATCAGCCACCGTAACCGCTGTGGCAAAAGCAGCATCATCAGCGATGACGGTTGGTTTGTCGTTGAATACGTACAGTGTGTAGATTTCAGCCTGACTGTCTTCATCGACCATGCGCAGGGTGGTACATATCCCGCCGCCACTGGCATCTGAGGTGTCGAATTCCAGCAGACCGCCCACGACATCCCCGGCAGTGTACGCCGTCAGCGCCACCGTCAGCTCGAGGCCGACGGTTTTGTAAGTGACCATAATCAACCTTTCGGTAGGGGTGAGTTGCCCCACCCCATGATGTTAAGCGGCAACCACTGCGCCGTCAGCCGAGATGGGTGTCCAGAGACAGTGATACACCAACACACCAGCGGTGATATTGGCTGTGCCGATGGTTTCGATGATGTCCGCGCCACCCAGCACGACAATGGGCGATAACGCCGCAATGCCAGCGCCGGGGGTTGCGCCATTCCACACATCGCCGTCATCAATGTCGGTGGCGGTGGTTTGGGCGATGATGACCGCCGTGTCGCCGGTAATGCCCACCTCAATGACGGCAGACGCGCCAACAAGATCAGTGGTGCATTCGGCCCACGCCATCACCATCACATCGCCAGTGACAGTGAATAGAGTTGTCGGGTCGCCTGTTCCGTCATGATCGCCACGCGCATTGGTTGTGCCACCAACGAAGGTGGCGGCATCCAATGCGACATGGTTCCAGGCAGACAGCAACACGTCATCTGCCCCGACCCGGATACCGTGCGGGAAACTTGTTCCAGTCATGTCAGCCCCTAACTCGGATTCGAGCCAATAATCCAGCGCCAGTCACTCCAACCTTTACTGTATCGCATGTAGCCGCGATACTTGCGTTGGAAGGTATCGAAGTCCTGCTCGGCGCCGAATTCTGTCCCGATGCGGTCATACCATTTCAGGTAGCGTTTGGCGAGTGTCGTATCGACTACAAACCACGCATTGGAGTCGGTCAGGAAGGGCCACACCACGTACTGCATACCCATATGGATATTACTGGCATTCTCGGCGCTTTCCGGGGTCAACTCTGACTCTGTGAGTTCATGCGCGACCTTGCGCAAGGCGCGTGGGACAATCAACAGATTGCCCATGATGGATATTTCCTCGCCTTCGGCATCCTTAAACGCCTGCTGAGTGATGATCGCCGTGTTGAGGTTCTCGCTATCCAGCGCCAGGGTCAGTGTGTTACTGACTGTCGTGGCATCGCTCTTGCTGCGGGGATGGGACGCGCTCACTAGTGCCACACCGTCGTAACCGGCAGTCGCGCCAGCGGTGAAGGCATTGTTGAACACGCCAGCGCGGTCTTTCTCGCGCTTGCGCCCAAAGGCGGTTCCCATCTCAGAGGCCGACGCAAAGATCGGCCCATACTGCATATCGTCAAACAGTTTGCGCTCGACAATGAAGCCATCAGCGTACTCTGTGTGGGTGTAGGTGATTTCGTAGTCCGGCAGCACGGTCTGGTATTCGACTGCGCCTTCGAACTCACGCGGATCACGGAATGACCCGATACGCAGGTCAGTCTCTTTTGACTTGTCACTGGTGAGCATGTTGAACACCATCTGTCCAACGGGCTGCACCTGCTCATACTGCTGGTAGAATATTTCGGTCAACACCGGGTCAAGGTCGGTGAGTTGAGTGAAGTTCTTGCTAATCTGAGGCATTGTTCACCGTCCTTTACTGGTCTAGGTAGTGTTCGCCGGACGAAATTTTGACCAACGTGCGCTCGGCTGCGGTGCAATTGCGCACCACAACCAGATCAGCATCGCCGGAGGTCGTGACACCCATCCCGCCCGAAGCGATGTCCAGGGTATCCCCTGCACTTCGCGCATTGGCATCCACGACTGAATACACCGCATCAGGGTTGATGATGACACTCACCACCTCCCCGTCCAGGGTGTTATCAACATCATGCTCCGCAATTCCAGCGAGTGTTGCATCGCCAGATGCGCCAGCATCAGCTTCGCCGCTTTCGATATTTACCAATTCGCCTTGTGAAAGCACGACTGTATCGGCAACGGGGAATTCAAAACGGATTGGCGCTCCACCGCTCAGGGTGAACGCGAATTCAAATCCTGCCATTGTTTACCGTCCTTCGTTTCTGATGGCCTGGTCGTCCTCATGTTGTGCCACACGGTCATTCAGGCGCTTTTTATCGAGATCGTAGCCATACTCGCGGGCGGCGGCTGCCAATGCAGCGGCTTTCTCCGTAATATGGACTTGCGGGATTTCACCCCCGCGATTGCTGGGTGAACCAGGGCCGGCGGGTCGGAAATGATGGGCACGTTCAGCTTTGGCCTTATCGACCAGCGCTTTAATCTGGTCAGGGTCAGCCGTGTCATCCTTGCCCAGCACTAGCGCCAGTTCATCCGGCGCGTGTTTCGCCAGCCATTCAACCGTCTCATCTGCGTCAACCGCTTGCGCCAGGGTCAGCGCGTGGGCGACCAGATTCTTGCGACGGTCTGACAACCGCTCTTGACGCTCCTGCTCAAGCTGCGCCTCTAACTGCGTTGCTTTCGCCGCCGCGTCATCCTTTTCCTTCTGGGCGCGTTCCAACTCAGACATGGCTGCCAGTTTGCGCTGTTCCTCGGCCTGCTCCAATTTTTCGAGCTTGGCCCTCAGTTCATTGCGTTCCTGGTTAACCGCGTCAAAACGGGCCTTCGGAATGCGCTGCTCATCCGGTACCGTGTTTTGCGCCTCGGCAGGCGGGGATGATGGCGCGGGTGTTGGGGTTGCTTCTGGTTCTACAGAGTGTCCCTGTGGGACAGTGTTCGGGTTATCGCTCATGGTGTCCTCTCGTTTAACGTCTGGCGACGGAATCAAAAGCGCCCCGGTGTGGGGCGCTGTCTTGACACTGAAAGAAGGTGTAAGTGAGTTTAAGTATTATGTGAATGTTCCTATTCTACTGTAATCGCCGAGTATACCATTGCGGATTTCAATCGGGTTCCAGGCCATTGATCGCGCAAGGCACGTGGGGCAATTCTCCGCAGGGCGCAGCGTCCAATAGGCGTTCCAGTTGCCATTGCCGGGTAACGCCTCAATGCGCCAAAAACACAAGTCATTTGTTCGGCATTGGGTGCTGCCATCCTTTGGGTACGCCGGGAGTAGTGGCATTCCCAGCGCCGTCGTCAACGCCTCATGGAAGCTGGCCTGTCCGCTGTCCAGGTACATCCTTGCGCGGCGCTTGATGGCCTCTGCGTCCATGCCCTCAACATCACCACGAAAGCCCTCCAGGAAGGTCAACTGTCCATCGAGCCGGGTCTGTGAAAGCGTCCCCTGCCCTAGCCGTGCGTATGTATCGTGGATCAGTCTGAGTTCTTGCTGCATAGACTCGTACCACTGGTCGGGTGTCATGCGGCCCGTTGCGAGATCATCTGCCAGGGTGTCCAGGCGTTCCCCCAACAGATCACGCAGCGCCCCAAACTGGCGGCTGTCGATACGCGGCAAGCGTACCCGTTGCTGCTGTCTGGCCCGATTTAACAGCGCCCCGACTGCCCCACCAATCGCGGCTAAGGCCAGCGGTGATACATCACCCTGGGTCATGCGCTCGCCTTCGTCGGCGGTATCCTCCAACGCATCACCGAACACCGACAACCGGCGCTCAACATCGGATTGCTCAATGATGGCCTGCCCCCGTAGCAGCGTCATCAGCCGGTCTAGCTCAGTGAGTTCATCCTGGATAATCTCGCGCAGAGCTGCGTCGCTGTCGGGTGTCGCCTGCCCCTGCGTGACTTGCGCCCAGACTTCAGCATGAGCGCGGGCAATCTCCACACGCATCTGGGCGGCGAGTTGATCCAGCGTAATGTCGCCACGTGCCAGGAGTAGAGCTAAGGCGCGGGCGGTGGTGTCCAGGCGGGTGGCGAGGTTAGCGGACATCGCTAATGGCGTAGCATCCAGATCAGGTTATGAATGGCAACGCGCCAACCATAACGCTGTCTGTCGTCCCAGAATTCACCCCAAAGTGTTGAGTTCTCAATGACTAGCCATTGGCTGTCTGGGTCAGTTGTCTCAGGTTTTACGGTTATTCGTTTCACGCCGCCGCTCCATTCACTAGCTGCATCAATCGCTGCACTTCCGATTCTACATCACCCTGCCCCGGCGGTAGCCCTGGCTGCTGCTGACCAGGCGGTAACTGTGGGGCGTTGCCATTACCACCGAAGCCGCCTTGCATCTCTTGCATTTGTTTCTGCTGTTGCGCCAACGCGATTTCGGCGACAATCGCCTTAACCGTCATCTCCGGTACTTTCAGCGTTTCCAGCACCAGTTGCGCCTGCGCCGGTTTATCAGGCAGGTTGCGCAGCATATCGAGATGTTCCTTCTGAGTCAATTGATCTTCAATCACCGCGCGTTCCTTGATGGTGTGTTCCAGGCCTTCATCCTCAAGACTGGCATATTGTGCATCCTCGAAGCCAGGATAGCGCATCATGGAACCGATGAACACGCCCATTTTATTGAGCCGTATCAGGCCGCCATCGTAATTGCCGCGCGCCTCCACGATCTTATCAATCGCATCTGACCAGCCGGCGCGAATGCCGGGCGCAGTCATCTGCCCGCCCCCGCGCAGTTGATGCAGCGCCAGTTCGGGCATATCGCGTTCCAGTTCAAGTTGCATATTGAGGATGTTCTGACCGGCGGCGGTGATGTCGATATTCGGAACCATCGGGTACGGATCATTAGCATCTGCCCCGCCGTAGATGATCGGCAGCTTGTCGCGTTCATCCACCGTAAACTCAAGGTCGCCGGTTCCTTTACGCGCCTTCATGAACCAGATGATATTGACGGCCTTGCGCACACTGTCATTGAGGATTGACCAGGCATCGTTGACCTCATCAATCTTGCCCAGCGCGTGACTAAACGGGGTTGCGCCCCAGCCCAGCCCCATATCGCGGTGCTGCACAACTTCCAACGGCACAAAACCATAATCGTTGTGCCAATTCGTTAGACGACCCTTGCCGCCCGGTGTGAAGTAATCGAACGGCATGTCGTCTTTGTAGGTGCGGTATTCGTCGGGGTCGATTTCTTCAGCGTAGGTGTAGGTGCTTTCGTAATTACCGGTGCGTGGGTTGACATCACCGCGCTCGTACTCAATACGCACGAATTCGATGTCCCCGGCGCTGTTGCGCTTAATGGTGTGGATTTTAGCCGGGTGCAGGTTCTCCAGATACACCTGGAGCATCCGCCGGTCATCCACTACCTTAACCGCGCTGTCCCCCAGCATCGACCCGTAACGCACGTACAGCGACTTGTTGGCTTGCCAGTTGCTGTTGCGATACAGTTGCACCAGCGCCGGACGCAGGCTGTCATTCTCGGTCTCAATGGGGATCGCGCCATCACTTAGGTCTTTGAGATTCAGCGAACCGCCGTAGACCTCACCCACGTACAATTCGACCAAGCGGGCAATCGGGTTGTTGACCGGGCGGATAAAGCGATACAACCCTAACCGTGACTTTTGCGCCGTGCTGTAGGTTGCCAACACATGGTTGTACGGGACGTTGTTGTAATAGCCCTCGTTGAAGGCATACCGGAACAGACGCGCATCCCGATCGCCCCAGGCGAATTTATCGCTTGGCACGAGCGCATGTTGATTATAGGCCAGATACGCCGCTGTCCATCCCACACTGGCTGCGCTCACAAGTCTCTCCAGAATAGAAGCCACATCTATTAGCCTCGATAATTCGCAAAACTGTCGGGGGCGGGGGCGCTTTCAAGGCGACCCGGATTAATCACGCAGCGCCATGTCAGCAGGCGGGCAATCACCGTATCATCCTGTGCCTGATCGTCGCCACCGTCTTTGCCTTCTGCGCCGTATGTCCACAGCAGAGTCGGTGTTTGCTTTTTAACGAATATGCTCATCTCGTGCTTGCCGTACCGAGTATCAAGCAAGCGCAACCCCTGCTCCTGGTAGCCGCTCTTAAACTCTGTCACCAGTTCATGCTTAACCGGGTTGGACATCACCAACGGTTCCACATCCACACCGCCACCGCGAGCATCAAATTCATCCTGCAATGCTTCCACGTTTGATGCCATGCTGTTACGCTCTGGCTTAATCAAGCGGACATTCCAGAACCGGCAAGCCTCAATAACATTTTTGCGGATCACGGAATATGGTTCATGCCGCCAGCGATTCAGGTAGACTTCCTGTTTGGTCGTGGCATCCATGATGGACAGTGCTGAGTAATTGGCATCCTGGCCCCAATCGAGGCCCGCCACATACTCATGACCACGTATCGGCGCAGTCTGTACCGGCGGCCCCATCACCAGATGCACATTCGGGAAGGCGCTGTTACCGGAAGTCAGGAAACAGGTCTCAACATCTTCGGGGTATTCCTGCGTGAACAGCACGTCCATTTCCGGCTCGCGCATCTTACGCCGTCGCCACTTGATTTGCGCCGGGGTCAGATTGTGCTTTTCGACCAGCGCCGTTTCTTCATCGGTGTAGGCCAGCGTTTCGCCGGGGTCGAGTGGTATCCGGTATTCGTCATATGTGAACCAGGGGTAGAAGTGCAGCGCGAAATCACTATTACCGGCGAGCGCCTTTTGCACTTCCTCGTAGAACATGCCTTGAGCGCCGTTGGGGGTGCTTTCCAGAAACACCCAGGCATCCGGCGAAACGGCCTGCAATGCGCCCGACATGATACTTCTGGCATCCGTCCAAAAGGCGACTTCAGACGCATGGATACCACCGCCGAACGTACCGCCGCGCCCACCAACCTTTGACCCGGCAGTCTTGATGGTGGTGCGACTGCCATTATCATAGGTGGTCTGACCGTAATTGTTGTATTCGCGTTGGACACCCAACGGCCTCGGCAATTCATCGTAGAAAATGCGGGCCATTTCGCGTAGGAACTGCGTGGTAGTCTCATCATGCGCCATTGACATGAAACGCGAGGCTTGACGCATCGACTGCCAGAAGTTGAACGCCTGAATGACGGTGGTGAAGCCGAAGCGCCGCGCCTTAAGAATCAGGTGCTTGGTGTTACCGGATGCCATCACCGTCTCGTAAAAATGGCGCTGCACATTGTTCAGGATAAACGGCACAAACTGGTCGTACTTATCTTGAATGACCAGATACTGCTCACAGAAGTCAGGGAAATCGAGGTCTTGCCACCCCACCCCACCGCCGGGGCCGGTGCTAGTCAGTAGATCGTCTAGCAGCGCGTCGGGGTCACTGTAGGTACTGATCTCCAAGTCCGGCGCGATTGATGGCACGTTTCATAACCTCTTGTGGGTCTTGCCCAAGTTTCTTAATCGCCTCAATGAAGCCGGGAACCAACACAATGATCTCAGTGGGCAACCCACGCAGCAATCGCATTTTGTCGGTTGCCACCGCCGCCGCCATGATTGCATCCTTGCCGCGTGTATCCTCAACAACATCACGCTTGATTGAATGCTTCACATACTCATAGGCGGCATTCTCAAACAAGTCGGCAAGTTCTTCTTTTTTTTCGTTGACAAGTATGGCAGGTGGTGGATTGCTTTCAGCGTTAAACCAACGACTGAGAGTACGCGCAGGAACCTTGAGATGATCGGCTGTCTGCTGTAACGCGCCCTTCATGTCAGGATACCCCGCCGCCGTTAACATCACGACAGACGTTGCCCTGAATTTGTCATCATAGCGCTTACGTTTTGCCATTAGTAACCTAACTGAATTCTACTCATAGCGGATTTTCTAGAAGCTACTTCAAATTCTTCGTAAGGTTCTTTACACCAAAACCGAACAAGGCTTAGATACTTGTATGGATCACGGCATGGCAACGCCCACCTCAAGCCACGTTGTTTACTATTGCTGATCGGCTCACCTTGATTGCGTAATATTTCCCGATGGCAAGCCGTAATCATTTCTGCATAGCGCCTATCATGCGTTTCAACTTCGTCAATGATGGTCAGTTCCGGCTCTAATCCAACATCCAAGATGTCCCGCGTAATCTGAGCAGTTTGGTTTTCGTCGGTGCTGTTCCGAAGGTTTTGAAATCGATGTAAAGGATCAACAGACGTACCCACGAAGTAAATCGCCCGACACCTAGGATCAATCAAACCAATGACAGAATATCGTTTGGTAGGCATAATCAGGCTGGCAAATGAATTCCGGTCAATGTTCGTGTGGGCTTTGGTCTAGCCTGCTGCTTCATGCGCTC